AGTCGTATCAGCCATGGGTGGTCTCCTTTTCGGGTGGGCTGCTTGGGGTGGAAGACGACGGCGGTCATGTGCTTGGCGGTACCGGCCGTCGTCGTCGGATTGGTCATTCAGGGTTTCTTTCGCCTGCCGTGTTTTCGCAGGTGGGATGCCGCGCGCTTACGAGCCGTCGAGGCAACAGCCTTGCCGGGTACGTGATGCGCAGGGCAGCGGCGGTTCAGCGTGCCCGATCGCAAGCCGGTCCAGCAATCATAGGGCCTACCGCAATCGGCACAGTGGCTTTGCCAGCAGATGATTGGAACGATCTCGCCATCGCGGCGCGTGTGCAAATCAGATCCGGTTGCAACATAGCGCTGGCCCTCGTGCATCAGCACAGTTCCCGGAAGGGGCAAGACACGAAAATTGATTTTGTGCACGACACGCGGGAGCCGAGATTTCGCAGACCTCTTGGGACGACTATCATCAGCAGTGGACACACCCGTCGCGCGGTTACTATCGTTGTATGAGGGGGCGGGACAGCGTCCGCCCCCCTCATACTTAGTATAGGCAGTCACACTCTCTCTCATCAAATCCTGACAAGTATCTGGTTTCATTTTGTTTTCTCCTGTTTTTGATGACAGAGGGGTATGACAGAGGCCTCTGTCATCGTCATCACCAAGCTGTTGATTTCATTGAGTTCATGACAGAGGCATGAGGATGACAAAGGCCTTTGTCATATGACAAAGTCACTCATTGACTGCCTCCGGATAGACCCAGACAGCGGGGTTCTCGACCTCTCTGGCGCGGCCGGAATGGGGGCATTTGAAGTGGGTCGGCAAGACCGGTTCACCCTCCGCCAGTACCTCACCGGTCTCGGGATCGATCACCCGCTCGCGCCCGAACCGCATGCCGTCGACGCAGAGATAGCCAAAGTGTGACTTGGTCGCGGGGAAACCCTGTTCGGCCATTTCGCGGCGGAATTTCACGAAGCCCTTGGTCGCCAGAACATTGATCCGCTGCCGAATGGTGAATTCGCTGCCAAGCCCGTGCTGGTTCTCGAAACCGGCGCCAAATTGCGTTGATGTGTAGATGCGGCCTTCCGCTGCTTCATCAAACAGCAGCGTCAGGATCACGTCGCGCTTTCGATCGCGCTCAGCATCCTGCTTCGCTCCAACCTCGGCCCGAACCAACCGCTCACTCATCGGGTTCAGTTCGACCCATTCGCCCTTGATCTTGTCGATCAGCTTTGCATCCAGCGCAGGCCCGTTGCGCAGTTCAATCTCGAGTTTCCGCTGGGGGTTGTCCTCGTCGGGGCGGTGCAGGATTAGGCCGGATGTGTAGAAGCCGCGCAGCGCACTGGCACCGGATAGGGCCAGAAACGGGTCATCCTTGACCTGAAGCTTCGAGAGTTTTTTGGTGTGATGGGCAAGGATCACGCCACAATCGGGATTGATGTAATCGCGCAGAACCTCAACCCGGTCCTTGAGAAAGAACATCATGGCAGTGTTGTCGTTCTCACCGCCACCGTCCGGACCGCCATCAAACAGATTGCGGATTGGATCGATGCAGATGATGTCGACGGGTGCATCCGGAAAGGCCCGCTTGATAGCCTGCGCCACGCGCACACTGCCCTCATTGTCGAGCAGCATCTTCAGTTTTGGCGTGGCGACAAATGTTGTGCGCGCGGACGCGATGACCGCCGGGGCGAGCGTGATCTGCTTCATCCGCTCGCGCAGATAGTGATACTGGATCTCGGCCTGCAGATAGAACACCCGCAAGGGACGCGGTGGCGTGAAGCCCAGAAACGGCACGCCTGCCGCCATGTGCACCAGCCAGGAGATCAGCAGATCGCTTTTGCCCACTTTCGGCGCACCGCCCAGCACCAGCAACCCGCCTGGCGTCAGCACGCGCGGCGCGATGATATCATCGGGCATGGGGCTCTGGTCATCCAGCAGCGCGCCTAGCGTGAAGGCAGGCATCTCGTCTGGTGACGGCGCGCCGCTGTCGAGCCGCACGAGCGGCGGCCCATTCTTTTCCACATGCAGCGCCCATAGCCGCTCGGATTCGCGCTTGAGCCGTTCCATGGACCACTGGGGGCGCAGCATCGCAGCATTGTAGCCGCAGATGCCTTCCCAGCCCGCGTCCTTCGACAGGCGGCCCTCATGTACCATGCGGATGAAATACCCGATCGCGGCTGAGGCCCCCTCAAAGCGCGACCAGTCATCGGCCGCGCCCTCCCGCACGGGTGTGACCAGCACATCCTCGACGGCTGGCTTGTCGCAGGACGCGAAATCCGGCTGCAGCGATACCCCGGGCGCGGGCGGCATATCGGTGACGGCCTCAAAAAACTCTGCCAGATCGCGCTCGTGATCGGCATTTAGCGCGACGATCCGCACCTGTGTCTTGAGGTTGTTCTTGTAATAGACCGAGCCTGCGACACGGATCGGCTGGTGCGCGGAGCGGAAATGCATATCGCCCCCAACCTTGGCGGCAATGTCACCGCGCAGGCGGGTCACGCGCGCAATGTCACTGCCCTCGACTGGCTCGGTCAGCTTCCACCAGACATGGACCTTGCGCTGACCCTCGGGCGTGATGCCCCCGCTTTCCACGACCATGCTGGCTGGGCCAAGATGGCGTTCGAGATGGGCGCGCTTCGTGGCAATATCGCCGCTGTCGATATCGACCACCACTGTCTGCATTTGCAGAATATCGGCCGCCTTGGCCTGGCCGGGGGCGGCGACTGTACCAGGGATCACATAGACTGCCGCGCCTTCGCGCGCAGCCCAATTGGCAAACGTGGCCATCTTGTCGGTGGTGTTTTCGCCGGCCTCAATCCAGATGTTGTGCGGCCGGCCATCGATGCCCTGGCCCTTGTCGATGAAGCTGCGGACCGGGATCAGCCCGTCGCAATAGCCAAAGACCACCTCCATGAACTGCGCGATCTGCGCCGGGTCCGGTTCGTCACCGAACACATCGACCATCGGCGCGGCATCGTTGAAATCGCGCCATGGGTTGAAATGGACGAGGTTGTTCTTGGGCGGGTCGGTGAGAGCGCTCTCGTCGCTGTCCATCCCGTTCGTATCTGGGCGGTCGTCATCCTTCGCCATGTCGGCCTCCTTTCGTATGTTGTCTGTGTTGGGCGGGTCTTCGGGCGTATCGGTCATGCAGGCATCCCCCAGCAGCGCTCCGCCCATGGGCAGAAACGGCACTCAAAGAAATCGCGGTTTTGCGCGATGCGCGGCAGCAACTCGCCGGCATCGGTGGCTTGCAGAATCCGCACGCCGCGATCCGACATGCGCTGCGCAAGCGCTGCATCAAAGGCGACCTGCTCATGGTGTAGCTCGGCCGTGTCCTTGTTGATCGCGCAGAAGAGCGCGGGCGCGGCGGAAATCCCCGGCACCGTCGCCTCCATGTAGGCCTGATACACCGCGATCTGGGCGGCATAGACCGGTTTGGAGGCGGCAACCCCGTCCTTGACACAGGCGCGCCAGTTCTTGGCATTCATCGTCTTGCATTCCCACAGCGCGGGAACGTCCAGACCAAAGCCCGCAGGACCAGCGGCGATGATGCCATCGACATGGCCACGAATGCGACCGCCTGCGACCGAGAAGCCGAACTGGCCACCATCGGGGCGATTGCCTTTGCGGGTGTAGAGGTCAAACCCGGCTGCGCGCAGCCAGGCGACCGCCAGATCTTCCAGCACATGGCCAATGGCAAAGATGCGCAGCAGCTGGCCCGAGAACTCCTGGCCCGCGTCCTTGGGCGTGGTTGTGAATTCAAATTGCAGGGCACGCTCGCAAGCATGTCCAAGGCGTGATCCGCCAAGATAGTCGCGGGGGGCGCGGGTCGCGTTTTCAGCCGTGATGGCGGCGTCGATCGTGGTGTTGACGCGTTCGGCAAAGTCGGGCTTGTGATTATAATCCAACATCAGAAGGGCACCTCCGACTGGCTGGCGATCTCGAACATCTCGGCGCGAAATGCCTCGACGGTGATGACAATTAGCCTGTGCATGTCATTCTGGCTCAACTGACCCAGGGGTCGGTTCCAGCCGATGCGCTCCATCTCTGGCGCGAGCGCGCGCATGACAGCGGGCAGCGCCATCGCCTCCTCTTCAGTAAAATCGACCATGTTCAGTCCTCTCTTGGCTTTTCGGGTAAAGGCCGCCTGGCAGGGCATGGAGCAAAACCAGCGGTAGCTGCGCGGGCGCGGTGTGTTGGGATCGAACCAGCCGAAGCCGCGGGTGTGGGAGGTGCAAACCGCGCAAATGACCGGGCGCGGATGCCAGAGACGATCAAAGCCCGGGCGATCCGCAGCCGGTGAGCCGGATCCGAGAACGGTCCGGGGAACCGTTCTCTCGGCGAACGGCGGGGCCTGGATTTGCGCGACATGGGTCATGCGGCCCTCCGATCCGCGCCTGCCGCTCCTTCGACCAGCCGGCCAATATCGCGGCGGTTGAAATTGAAGGTCATGAGCGCGGAGGCCTTGTAGCGCGTGAGGCCAAAGTCGCTTCTGGCTTCGGGCGAAAGGTAGCGCAGCTGCTTTTCGGTCGCAGGCTGGGTCAGCCAGCCGCGCGTTTTGAAGGCACTCTCGTCCGTCTCATGCGCATTCAGCCAGTCATCAGCCTGCGCGAGACAAACAGAGCGTTCGCCAATACCCAGAAGCCGCGTCTGTGCTCCTTTTCGACCGCCAACAGCATACCACTGGCCTTCAAACCAGAAGACCCCACTCCAGGCGGTGAAGCCCGCCGCCATCAGCGCATCCTCGGAGCCGAAGAGGTCGACCCATTCAAAGCTTGAGCGTTGCAACAGGTCGATTTCTGTCATCACGAAACCGGACAATGCCCCGCCGAGCGCGCCCTCGCGACTTTCAGCATCTTCTTCTTCGACCAGCGCTTCGCCGCAGATCGGGCAATCGCGCGATGCCAGCGGAATGTCGGCATGACAGGACGGGCAGACTTTAAGGGGTGCCTCACCAGTCTCCGTCTTCCCCTTGAGATCGACATCCTGTTCCAGCGTGCCATGCGTGAGGCTTGATGTGCCAAAATCCAGAACAATGCAGTCGGTCTTGACGATGCCCGGATGCTCGGTCGGGTCGATGACGCGCAGCCCGCGGCCCACCATCTGGATCATGGTCGATTTGTAGGATGAGGGTCGAAGCAGCATGACACAGGAGGTGGGTGGATGGTCCCAGCCTTCCGTGAGCACGGCCACGTTTGTGATCACACGGATTTCGCCACG